GCTGACAACGTCACCCTGCCTGGGACCGGTGAAATCGTCGCGACCGACGACATCAGCGGTCAGCAGTACCAGCGCATCAAGCTCACCGACGGCCTGGCCGATTCGACGACGCACATGCGCGTCCTGTCGAAAAATCCGCTATTCACCGACGCGGGCGCAGTAGTACGGCAAGCGCCGTGCGATATCTGGTCGGTCGGTTTTGCTTCATCTGGATCGAGCCTGCTTGCGACCGAATTCACACAGCGCCGGCTCGGCACCGGCGTTGGTGTCACGCAGGGGTCGAGCAACCTGCTGGTGACGACCGGGACGACCGCCAACAGCGAATTTCTTGCGCGCTCGACGCAGGCGTTTTGCGGCGCGTTCACGGCGCGCGCTAAGACCATCCTTAGCCAGCGGATCGCCAACAATAACTTCGTTGCGATGCTGGCCGATCTGGTCGGCGAGGGATTGTCCTGCACCATCAACTCGGCGACGTCGATCACAGTCACGATCCCGAGCAACCCGTTCACGGCCGGAAACGTCGGGCAGTCCGTGTTCGTGGGTGCAATCAATGGTGCAAACGGTGTTCCGGGGCGCTACGCGATTGCGTCGGTGTCCGGGAACAACGTCAACTTCACCGTCGCGGGCTGGCCTGCCAGCGGTAGCTGCACCGTCGATCTGTTCGGTTGGAACTACATTCGCACGCTGTACACCGGCACGACGGCGACCAACGCCTCTGTCGATGCACAGCGGCGCGGCTGGAACTCGGGCGACACCACCGCGACCATCAACACGACCGCCTCACCGGGTCACGTCATCCAGATGTACACGGATGGTCGCAATGTCAGCTTTTCCGACGCGCTAGTCGCGTCAAGCACAACGCCGACCGTCACGACCCGAGCGAGCCGGATCGAGAACATTCCGGACGATGACGTAGACCTGTATTTCTACCTGTGGTCATTCAACGGCACAACGGCCCCCGCCAGTACAACCACCTGGACTGTAGGCTTCGTTTGCGTCGAAGACACCGTAAACGCGCCCACGTTTCTGGCTGGCGTGCGCCCGCTGGGAGCACAAGCCGCGCTGCCTGTCACGTTCCCCGCCGCGCAGGCGGTAACGGTGTCAAGCGGCACGATCACGGCGACGGTGTCAAGCGGCACGGTCACGGCCAATATCGGTACAGGCTCCTTAGCGGCGGGCACCAATGCTATCGGTGATGTTGGCGTGCAGTACCGCGCCAATGCGACGGGCGCAGCCACGCTCACGAACGTCAACTGTCCCGCAACTCCCGCCGCGCAGCAAATTAGGAGTGGCGCTGGCCGACTCATCAACGTAGCCCTCACGAACACATCAAACTCGCCGCGCTGGCTGAAAATTTTCAACGCGCTGTCTGCATCGGTGACGCCGGGCACGACTGCGGCATTGGCCGAAATCGGGATCCACAACGGCACGACGGTCAACATCACCGTCGAGGGCGGCATGGCCTTTTCGACCGGGATCACAATCATGATCACCGGCGGGCAGGGCTTGACGAATAACACCGCAGTAACGGCAGGCGACGTTACCGGCATCACGCTACACGCTTAGAGGCGCAGTAATGACAGTCAATCAATTGATCCAGATGGCACAGCGCCGCATCGCGCACCTTGGAGAGCAGCGCGTGAACGCCGAACGTGTTGGCGATGTTGACGCCGTGACGCGCATCGATACTGATCTGGCCGAAACGCAGGCAACGCTGGCGCAGCTGAACACGCTGGTTTAGTCCCATGCTGCTGCTGCTAAACCAGCCGGCCAGCGGCAGCACGGCTAACGGCGTTACCGTCACTGCGGTCGCCAGCCTCATCGCTGGCACCGCCACCGGCGGCAGCGGCGCAACCGCTAACGGCGTTACGCTCACCGCCACCGCCAGCCTGGTGGTGGGCACTGCAACGGGTGCCGCCACCCGCGCCGGTGTCACGCTCACGGCCACGGCCAGCTTCATCGCTGGCACGGCCACTGGCGGCAGCGGCGCCACAGCCGGCGGCGTTACGCTCACGGCTACGGCCAGCCTCATCGCTGGCAGTGCCAGCGGCGGCGCGGGCGCGGTCACCGCCAATGGCGTGACACTTATCAGCACCGCCACGCTGATCGCGGGCGGTGTGTTTGCGGCGCAAGGCGTCGCACCCGGCCGCACATTCAACGTGCTCGCCACGCTGCTGCCCGGCCTGGCCGGCAGCGGCACCTTCAGCGCCAGCGAATACACGCAGCAGGTCATCGCCCAGACGCGGCGCATTGGCCCCAGCAGCGTGCAAGACACGTCGCAACGGATTGGCAGCGCCAGCGTGCAGGGCACGCGGCGCCGCATTGGAAAGGCACCCGCATGAGCATGGTCGACAGCCTGATCGCAGGCGACACGCTCGACTTTACGGACGTGGTCGCGGACTACCCGGCCACCGCCGCCTGGGTGCTCAAGTATCGCCTGGTGCCGCGCTTCACGACGCCCGTGCAGGCCCCGGTCGAGCTGACCGCCACCACGGTCAACACCACCGACTACCGCGTGCAGGCCGCGAGCACAGCCACCGCCGCCTGGGCGCCAGGCGCCTACAACTGGTTCCGCTGGGTCGAGAAGATCGGTGAGCGCCAAAGCCTCGGCAGCGGCTCGCTCACGGTGCAGATCAACCCGGCCGCGGCCGCGCAGGGTGCGGACATTCGCAGCCAGGCCGAGCGCGCCATTGATGATCTGCGCACTGCCTATGCCGCCTTTGACGGCACGCGCAGCGAGTTTTCTATTGCCGGTCGCAGTATCAAGTTTGCAACCCGCGCCGAGATCGTGCGGCAACTCAGCTACTGGGGCGTGCAACTGAAGCGCGAGCGGCGTGCCAGCGCGCTGGCGGCCGGCCTGCCCGACCCGTCAATTCTCTATGTGAGGTCCGGCCGTGCTTGAAGCGCTACGCAATCGGGTGGCCCGCTGGCTCAGTGGTGGCCAAGCTCAGCAGCCCACCAGTCAGGTCATCAAGGTCGGCGGCCAGCAGCGCTATGCATCCGGCTTCAAGTCGCGCCTGCGCGCCGGCTGGGCCACGCCCAATGCCAGCGCCAACGCCATGCTCGAGACCAACCTCAAGCAGATGCGCAACAGCGCGCGCGCGCTCATGCGCGACGCCAGCTATGCCAAGCGCGCCGCCGACATCATCGTCAACAACGTGGTCGGCACCGGCATCGGCGTGCAGGCCAAGGTGCGCAGCACGCGCGAGGGCCTGCGCGACAACGTCAACGAGGCCATCGAGACCGCCTGGGCCGAGTGGTGCAAGCCAGAAAACTGCACGGTCGGTGGCGAGCTGCACTTCAACGACCTCGAGCGCCTGCTGTTGCGCGAGGTGGTCGAGGCCGGCGAGATCTTCGTCAAGGCTCACCTGCGCCCCTTTGGTGACTCGGCCGTGCCGCTGGCGCTCGAGGTGATCGAGCCCGAGCGCATTGCCGACGAATATTCACGCGTCGCCAACACCGCCGCCGGAAACGTCGTGGTGATGGGTGTGGAGCTTGATCGCTACCACCGCCCGCAAGCCTACTGGGTGCGCGACCATCACCCCGGCGACCACCGCCTGCTGGCCGGCACGCCTGACACCGTGCAGCGCGAGCCCGCCACGCTCATGTTTCACCTGCGCGTGTTCAAGCGCCACCCGCAGACGCGCGGCGAGCCGTGGCTGCACACCGCCATCAACAAGCTGCACGACATGGATGAGTACAGCGAGGCCGAGGTCACGGCCGCCAGCTCATCGGCCAAGATCTTCGGCAGCATCAAGAAGAATCCTGACCTCGCCGACCCCAACCCGGCCGGCCCCAGCGGCACCAGCACAGACGCCAGCGGCGCGCGCCAGTTCTCAATCGAAAACGGCGTGATGTACGACCTCGATCCAGGTGAAGAGATCGAGATGCACGCGCCCAACCGGCCCAACACCGCGCTCGACCCCTTCCTGCGCTACATGGTGCGCGAGGTGGCCGCCGGCATTGGCGTGAGCTACGCCAGCATGAGCGGCGACTACTCGCAAACCAACTACAGCAGCTCGCGCCTCGGCCTGCTAGACGACCGTGACGCATGGAAAGTGCTGCAGCAGTGGTGGGTGCGCACCTTCCGTGCGCGCCTGCATGCGCTGTGGCTGCGCCAGGCGATCTACTCGCGCGCCATCGAGGTGGTGCGCGTCAATGAATACGTCGCCGACCCGGCCAAGTTTGAGGTCGTGCGCTGGAAGCTGCGCGGCTGGACCTGGGTCGATCCAGCCAAGGAAGTCTCCGCCTATAAAGAGGCCGTCAAGGCGGGCTTTACCACCGTCACCAAGGTGATCGACCAGACCGCCGACGGCAGCGACCTCGAAGACATCCTCGAGCAGCGCGAGGCCGAGCTGAAAGCCTTTGCCGAGCACGGCATCACGGTCGACACCACCGTCATCGAGGCCAAGCCGCCCGCACCGGCGGCAGCGCCACCGGCGCCACCTGATGACGACGCCGAAGACGACGCTGATGAAGATCAGCAAGAGCAAGAAAACGAACCGCCTGCGCGGCTCGTTTCATTTCGGAGGTAACCCCGATGGACGAATTGAAGGTCGGCGCGCTGCTACGCGACGCCGGTGACAACTCGATCGTGCTGCGCAAGGCCGAAGGTGGCCGCGCCTCGCTCAGTTTCAGCGCCAGCAGCGAAGAGCCCTACCAGCGCTGGTTTGGCATCGAGGTGCTCGACCACGCCAAGGGCGCGGTGCGCATGCAGCGCTTTGAGCGTGGCGCCGTGCCGCTGCTGTTCAACCACAACTGGGACGACCCCATCGGCATGGTCAAGAGCGCCAGCGTGCGCAATGGCCGGCTGATGATCGACGAAGCCGAGCTCTTCAGCACCGCGCGCTCGGCCGAAGTCGAGCGCATGGTCAACGAAGGCTTGCGCAACGTCAGCGTCGGCTACCAGATCCACGAGCTTACCGAGGAAAAGGGCGAGGTCTACCGCGCCACTGACTGGGAGCCGCTGGAGGTTTCAATCGTCACGGTGCCGGCCGATTCCACTATCGGAGTTGGACGCGCCGCCGATCAAACGCCACGCGCCGTGCGTGTGGTGCGTGCAGTTTCCCCCACCGCGGCCCCCGCCGCTTCTCAGAAAGGTAGCCTCATGGCAACCCAAGAACACGCCGCCGCGGGCGCAGTCGCGGATATTCAAGTGATCGACAACGGTGCGCAAGAGCGTCTGCGCATCAAGACCCTGTCAAGCCTGGGCAAGCGCCACGGCATTCCTGACGGCGAAGTCGAAAAGTGGATTGACACCGGCGTCAACGAAGAGCAGGCCGCGCTCAAGTGCCTGGACGTGATCGCCCAGCGCGCCAAGTCGCAGATCAAGGACCAGGCCAGCCACGTCGGCCTCAGCGCCGACGAAGTCAAGCGCTACTCGCTGGTGCGCGCCATCCATGCCGTCGTGCACAAAGACTGGGCCAAGGCCGGCTTTGAGGCCGAAGTCAGCAAGACCATCGCCCAGCGCATGGGCAAGTCGCTCAGCGAGCACAGCTTCATGATCCCGCTCGAAGTGCAGCAGCGCGTGTTGCAGGTCGGCACGGCAGCGCAAGGCGGCAACTTGGTCGGCACCGACTACCGTGGCGATTCGTTCATCGACGTGCTGCGCAACCGCTCGGTCGCCTTCCGCGCCGGTGCCCGCCCGCTGCCGGGTCTCATGGGCCCCGTGGCCATCCCGCGCAAGACCGCAGCCGGCGCTGTCGGCTGGGTCGGTGAGGTCGGCACGGCAACGGTCAACGAAATGACCATCGGCCAGCTCACCATGCAGCCGCGCCACATCGCTGGCTACCAAGAGTTTTCGCGCCAGCTCATGCAGCAGGCCTCGCCTGAGATCGAGGCGCTCATCACGACCGACCTGGCGGATTCCATCGCCGTCGGCCTCGACGCCGCAGTCATCAGCGGAACGGGCGCCAACACGCCGACGGGCATTCGCTTTCAGTCGGGCCTGGGCACGGCCAACCCCACCGCGGGCACGGCCGTCGTCTACTCGGACATGATCCGCTTCCAGTCGACGGTGGCGGGTGCCAATGCCATGTTCGGCTCGTTCGCCTACCTGACCACGCCAACCGTCGCGTCCATCCTCATGGGCAAGCCGCGCTTCACCAACAGCGACACGCCGATCTGGGAAGGCGGCATTCTGGACGGCCGCGTGGTCGGCATGCCGGCGTACAGCTCGCTGCAACTCGGCACGGGCACCACGCTGGCCGGCGACTTCTCGCAAGTGCTGGTCGGTGAGTGGGGCGGCCTCGAGATCGAGGTCAACCCGTATGCCAACTTCCAGGCCGGCATTGTCGGCGTGCGCGGGTTCTACACCGCGGACGTGGGCGTGCGCTACGCCGCAGCGTTTGCGGTCGGCACCGGCATGACGGGCTAAGCAGCTATGGCGCTCACCACGCAGCAAGACAACGGCCTGGTGCGCGCGGTGGCCCTGGTCGGGTTCTTCCGCAATGGCGACATTGTGGAGCCCGGCCAGGTGCTCGAGCTGCCGCGCCATGAGTTCGGTTTGCACCGCATGTACAAGCAGGTCGACCTCGCCCCCGCGCCGTCGCCTGCCGACGATGCGGCCACCGCACCCAAGGCCAAGCGCACCAAGTAGTCAACTTCGCACGGCTAGGGCTGAGCTTGCAACTCGGTCCCGAAGAGCG